AAACAAATATTAGGTGGAGCTGCTATAAAATTCAATACTGGTTACTCTACTGCAAATAATTTTCAAGCTAGTTTTTTAACAGCTATGGAGGTACTAGCATAATGGCTATCACAAGATTAAATAATAATTCTGTTAGTAGTGTTACATCATTATCTAGCTTATCTTCTTTACCAAATACTGTATCAGCTAAAGGTATTTTAAGTATGAATACAACTACTTTATCTTCAGAGCATACTAACACAACTGCTGATTATGCAGATGCTTTAGCTTTAACATTCACACCAACAAGTGCTACAAGTAAAGTGTTAGTTTTAGTCCATGCTCAGTATGAAGCCAGAAGAGATAGTGGAGATCAGATTAAAGGTGCTATTGAAATGACACATAATATCGGTGGTTCTCAAACAAACTTTACTGGTAATTGGCAAAGCAATAGTGGATTTAGATTTTTTGTGCGATACATTAGTGGCACTAATAATGTTATTGGTGGTATTTATTCTGTAAGTCATGTTATTGATCTTGAAACTGAAAGTTATTCAAGTGGTAGTATTACTTTAAGAATGAGGCACAAAAGAACTGATGTTGGTGGTAGCTTTGTAAAACCAGACGCTAGAATCACAGCATTAGAATTTAAAGACTAAGAAAGGAAAATAAAATGATAACTACAATAGATGCAATAAAAGCTCTTGATCCTGATGCACAAGTAACAGTATCTGGTGATCCAAGCAATCAAGCTGAATACGAAAGAGATGTAAAGTTTGTTTCTGGTGCAGATGAAAATGGATCTGCAGTTTACAAAGAAACACAAGATTTTACATGGGAACAAGTATCAGCAAAGAAAGCTGAGTTACAGACTGAATACGACAATAATCAGTATCAAAGAGATAGAGCTGCTAGTTATCCATCATGGCAAGATCAATTAGATGATATCTTCCATAATGGTATTGATGGTTGGAAAACAACAATCCAGGCAGTCAAAGACAAATATCCAAAGGAGTAGGTAATGTGCGAATATTGTAATGGCGAATGTGTATGTAGATAATGCCTAGTGTATCTGAAAGTACAGAGATAGGTCTGCCGCTAAAAAATCTTATCGGATTAATAGTAGCGACAGCTGCAGCTGTATACGGATATTTTGGTATTGTTGAAAGACTCAATAATATTGAAACCAGGCAAACGCTTTTTGAAGCTGACCTGGTTAAAGCTGCAGATCAAACTCCAGTAGACCAGGAACAGTTTATGTTATTAGAATTTGTATCTGAACAAGTTGATAACATAAGTGAAGATTTAGAAGCTATGAGCCATAACAAAGTCAATATACAAAGGTTACAAACTGATATGGAAAAAGCATTAGATGATATTGAAGATCTAAAAGACAAAGTTAGAAACAATGGTAACTAAAGTAATTATAGCATTATTATTATTCTCAGGAGGAGATATGATAGAACATACAGTAACTACTGGTGTTAAAGATTGTCTTGAAAAGAAAAGAATAATGGAAAGAAATATGGCTGACACAGCAAAAGTTTCTTGTGTAAAAGTAGAGGCAAAGATAGAAACCATCCAGGGTGAAGAATTTATAAGATCTATAAGTAAAATAAATGGCAACTGATTACGAAAAAGAGATAGATAGATGGAGAAAGAAAGCCAGAAAATTCGAAAAACTATACAAAGAGGCAACAAAAGATAACCAGGATTTAGAAACTTTTACCATGTATTTACAGAAAAAAATTTTAAGGCTGACAGATGATGAAGAAAAAGGTATGTATTTAACACAGAAATTAAATGAGTTTCATAATCTATCAATTGACCAGAAGCTCAAACATAGTATGAACGATGCCAACGCAATCAGAGAAAATAAATAAACTTGATAAAGAAGTTGCTATTATCAAAAAAGATATAGAAATCATCAAAACAAATCATCTCGTTCATCTGGACAAAAGATTATTAAGTGTCCAGAAAGTGTTATGGACTGTTGGTATTCTTGTTTTTTCAAATCTAATAATTCTGCTCAGAGATATACTTTTATAATTATATCCATATACTTATCCAGCTATGGACAAGAAACACCTTAAAGGATTTGAGTCTGAAATGGAGGCGGAGCTGTGGCTCACAAAGCTAGGCTACATTGTTTACACAAAAAAGGGTGTTCAATCCCCTATAGATTTTCTTTGTTATCATCCAGGAAGGCATGAGCTGCTGCTTGTTGATGTAAAATCTGCTAGCTATCGTAAAACTGGCAAAAAAAAAGGTTCTGTGATATACAGATCTCCAAGTAACATACAAAAAAAAATGGGTGTTTCTATCTTGTATGTATTAGAAGATGGATCTTGTACTTTACAATCACCTATTTTGAAGGAGTAAAATGTTAAACGCTTTAATAGGATTAGGTACACAAGTTGTTTCTGGCTACATGGAAACAAAGAAAGCCAAGGCAGAAAACAACCTGACTGCAATAAAAGCAAATACTGAGGTTTTAAATAAACAAATCAAAGGTGAAATTGATTTTGATATTGAAGCAATAAAAGGTAACAAAGACAGTCTAAAAGATGAATGGCTTACCTTATTGTTTTCAATACCTTTAGTCCTGGCATTTATTCCAGGCTGTGAAGATATTGTAGCCAGGGGTTTTGAAGCTCTGGACAAATGTCCGACCTGGTACAAGGCAGCTGTTTCTGCCATGATCGCTAGTGTATTCTCATTAAGAGGTGCAAAGGCTTTTATGAATAGTAAAAAGTAAGGAGATACTATGCAAAAATATATAAATAAAGTTCTTGAAAGATTAGATAATTACTGGGGTAAATTCAATCAATTGAATAATAAAGGTAAATTCCTGGTTATTGCTGTAGCTGCGGTTATTCTTTATGCACTATTACGATTGGTTTAGGAAATCCAGGAAAGAACAAGAAGAATACAAAAAGAAATCTCAAAAAAAGTTCTGTCCAGATTGTAAGAAATATCCATGCGTTGCTGATGCTCTTTTTGAGCATTGGCATTGCATTAATTGTGGGTATATGCAATCACACAAGGACAAGTCTAAAACACCATCAGAAACGCCTTAAAACGGATTTTTCACCATAATATTTAGCGTTATAACACCGAATACAGTAATTTTTTCTCTTTTTGCCACCAGCTCCATATATAATCTGTATCATGTTCAGATGTATGTAGCTCCTGGAACATTCAACACATTCAATCTGGTCTGTATTGTATTCTGTTGTCTGATTTCTGATTTTATATACTGCGTTTTTTTTCACAAACTATTACAAAATTTTCTACTTTATTACGCTGCATAATTGTAATCATGTCCACAGCTCCAGCCTGGCAAGCATAAGCTGAGTTATAAACATTTGTTAAGTTTGCACATTCACCACCAATACACATGGTTACATATAAAATAAATTTAATCACAGCATGACTGTAAACTTTTTAAATAGGAAAGCCAGAGCTGCGGTGTCGCTTCTCTATATGTGGGAGAAACATCTGGACTAAATCTCCTGATCCTAAATTTTGTAATTTTTTCTCCGTCTATTGTGTAGAGAACTACAAAGCCTGGTATATCTAGTTTGTCTGCAACTTTTTTACTAAGCGTAAATACTTTGTCTTGTCCTTTATCAAGAGCTGTTTCAATGATAGCGAGTGGTTGATAACATTTCTGGCAACATTCTACAGAGTCAATATCAATGTAGGCAATACCATCATACTGTCTATGCCATTCAGAATAGTGATCTCCTCTGTTAAAATAGTTCCACCTAGCCACGATCTTTATAAGACTCAAGAAGTAAAGCTCTGTTTTCTATAATGTATTCTAAGACTGATACAGTCAAAGCCATCATAGATCCTTCATTAAGATCAAGATATTCGTGTACTTTTATTTCCTCAAACTCTCTATCTGTAAGGCAGAGCTTCATCTTACCGCCATCATTGACAACTACAGCCATTAGAACGGAGCTTCTGATGACTCTTTTTTGACAAAAGGTTTTATTGTTATTTGTATCTGGGTACTGCCTTTTTGTGTAGTGCTATGCCAGAGAGATATATCAACTGGCTCACCAGCTTTCAAAACTATATCTTCTTTTGGTGTAAAGCCATACTCACTATGAGAGTTTGCAAAACTTTTCCCAGCTGTAGAGTTTATAGCTTCCAATACTTCTTTTCTTGGAAACAAATATAAATATTGATTTTTACTCATTTAGAAATTTCCCTTCTTTTAGAGATATCATTAGATGTTCTCTTTGTGTGTAAAGATTTCTAGCTTTGTTTTTTTCCCATTCTGGTAACTTATCTAGCCAATCTTTTTTCTTTGTTACTAGCTCTCCCAGATGTCCAGGATGTTTACAATTGTACAGATCTTTTTCAAAATCTTTAAGACTGTATACATCAGCTAGCTGTTCTTGTTTATTTTTAGCGATATCAATCTCATCTACAGATGCGTACTCTGATCCGCTAAAACCTAGATTTGCCAGGCATCTACCGATGCAGCTGGTTTCACAATTCTCAATATGAGATGTTGCATTGACCATGCCTTTGTGCTGCCATTCCTCTGCATATCCCGTACTGATAATTTTATTATCAATTGATATTGATCCTTTGAATACAACTCTTCTGGTCATTTTATCACCTAATGATATAGGCTCATCTGTAACCATATCAGTTATAATCTCAGCATCAGGAAAAAATTTTCTAAAAACCTGGAGTCTGTAAGCTACCTGGCTGTATTGTTTTCCTTTGATATCAATTGAATTTTTTTCAAAATTTCTATTAAAATGCTCTTGAGCTTGTAATAATTTTTCTTTCATAGTATCTCCCAGAGCCTTTGTAAAAATGTTTTATTCTTTTTCTGATTAAGAAGAGCTGCAGCTGCTGCTAACCTGGCTGCACATTCAGCCTGGACTTTTTCTTCTCTGGCTGTACGCAGCTGCCTATCCATTTTGACTAATGGAAAGTCAGTCTTTGGTGGTATGTCATTTGATATTGTTTTTTGCTCTAGCTCTTCAACCTTTTTTTCTAAAAAAGGATTAATGGGTATAATGTTTGTCATTGTAAAATCTTTTTACCTCCGTTATTTCATCTTCGTTATATCCATAATAGTTTATATTATTTAGATCAGCTTCAACATAGTTTTTAGCTACATATTCAACTGTAGTTTTTTGTGACAGCTCCAATAGATTTTGTCTTTTTTTAGATTTTGTAAAAAAATTATCTATTGTTTGTTTTTGAGCTTCAACACCTAGCTCCTCATGCTCCAGGCTACTGTATATTTTGTAATCTGTAGGAGTTGCATAGACCAGATAACCTGGCTTCTGTGTTGCTTCTTTATAGAAACAAACTTGATTGACATGATATGCGTCTGGTGTTTTTGGAGCAGATATATTTATAAAACTATGTGTTCCATCTTTTTTTGGTTTACCAGATCTACGCTGCCATTTTGTTTTTGCTTCTATAAAAAAATTTTTTGTTTCCATATCTGTTCTACCAGTATACGGAACTGTAATACCATCAATCCATAGTTCGACATATCTCTCAGAGTTTACTGTTTCTATTTTTTTTATTTCTAGATCTTTGAGAGCTGCTATGTAATTTGTAATTACTTTGGGTATAGCTTCCAGGTTTACTTCAAACTGTTTCATTTCTTTTTCATCATCAATAAACAATCCTTTTTGTTTTTGATAGTGATGGATGCCAGCTGCTATAGCTTCATCCTGGGATTGATTAAATAAAAAATATCCATCCCATCCATGTTGAGCAGAATTACCAGCAATCATTTTTGCATTTGGTTTCCTGGCTCTTCTCCATTCTTGAGTCTTGTAGACATATTCGTACCACCATCCACATAAAGGTTTATTTATTTGAGTTGGGGATAAGTGATTTAAGCCGACATCAAGCCAGCATTTTCCTATTGTTTTAAAATTCATTTGGGTATTTATAGCAATTTTTTCTATTCATACAAATAAAAAAAGGCAGCAGAAAACTAAAAAACTGCTGCCTTTATGCGGAGGATCATACTGTTAAAAAAATTAACAGATTTATGATTACCTAAATATCTTGATAATTCAAGATCTATCTCCAAAAAATTCATAAATTAACCAGAGGATGACCGCAGCCATCCCCAGGTGAACTATGATTGTTAATAAATCGTTAAGCATGGATGCTAAAAAATCCTACGCCAATGTAATCGTGATGATACTTTCTGGCATATTGACCATCAATTGTTGCATAGTTTTTAAAAGTATATCTACCACCATCCCAGCTGCCAAGAACTGTAGCCTGGTAGACATCTGTTTTTTTATTGTACTTTAATGATCTAATACTTGATCCATCAAATTCTTTTTTAAATAATTCTTTTAAGAATTTACTGTATGGATCTTTACTTGTTACTGCTTTAAAAGCCATTATGCACCTCCATTTGATTTTACTAACATCTCTACAAAAATACTGTTTAGCTCTTCAAGTTCTTTTCTTCTAGCTTTAGCTCCAGCTACTAAAAATTTGATAACATCCAAAGCAGATTTATCTACATCGCTATCAAGATTTTTTTGCCATAGCCACCATTGTTTTTTGCATTTTGATTTAAGATCACATTCTAATCCCGCAACACCTAAAGATATTTTTAATAAATCATCATGTGTAAGACCTTGTTTCCAGGCTTTACCAGAAAACATAAGATCTTTGATATCGCTATCAAGTAGATTAGCTACTGAGCTGTCTTTGTATTTTTCTATAACAGCTATGTGATGACAGTCTGATTGCTCAGACAATTTTACTCTTTTTTCTATTAACATTATTTTACCCCCTAGCACTTTCTAATTGTTCAAGAATTACTTTGGCACTTTCTCTTTCAGATGCCAGCTGCCTACCATAGTTTGTAAGTTTGCCTTTTTCATCATAGACTAAACCGCCAATAGTTTCTTTGAGTTCATCATTAGTATTTTTCCAATACTCGTTTAGAGCATTGAAAATTGTTTGCTCTCTTAAATGATGTATTTTTATAGTTTTAAAGTTGTAGTGTATTTTCATTAGTACAGATCCTCCTTGATCTTTTGTAGTTTTAGTTTTCCGTTTGTACCGACCTGGTACTCCTTAATGACCAGGCGTTTAACGCCTGGATCTTTGATTTTGCCAGTAACAATCTTTGATAATTTTTTTCGATACTGGTTTAGTTTTTGTTTTTTCACTATTGTTGTACCTCCTTCAAAATGTTTTCTTTTACTTCAGCTCTTCTCTCTTTTGTCAATCCAGTAATTTCTTCCTGGATCTGCTCGATAGTCTTAGGTTTGAACCATCTATCTCTTTCAACACCTAGTCCAAACTGACCTTTGAAGGCTGCTAGTTCGTTCAAGTCAATGTAGCCTAGCTCCCATTCATGTATACCAGCAAGACCAAATGCTACATTTGTATTTGGATTTAGCTCGGTGAGATACCAAGTACCAGCACCAGTAGGATTGAAAAGTTTGACAATAGCTTTGTCTTTCTCTTTTTTGATTTCAAGATGGCGTTCATTTGCGTTGCTTAACATCATATTTTTTTGATAAGCATCGACCAGCTTTTCTCTTTGTTTTTTGGTTAGTAGTTTCATTTTTTTTACCTCCATAATTAATATAGCAATTAATGCTACGATTACAACCCCTGAACAAAAAAAAATTTTTTTATTTTGAAATTAATTATTTTTAGTATAGACATAGATGCTATGAAACTAGAACAATACAGAAGGGATAGGAATTTATCATACGCAAAATTAGCTACACATCTGGGATTAAAAGGCATTAATCCTGGCAGACTCGTTCACCGCTGGTGTAAAGGTTCAACACCATCATCAACGAATATGAAAAAAATAGTTACAGCTACAGAGGGTAGTGTGCAGCCAAATGATTTCTTCCAAGGATAATCCAGACTTTGCTATCTTTTCCTGGAAAGATCCCCAGGAGGATGAAAATGGTTGGAAAACCTTACGAGAGAGTCATATCGGACTTGCCAGCTGCAAGAGCTGCGGTTGGATTATTGATGAAACTAAAGATTATTATGTGGTAGCTGCCGACCTGGTTATAGAGAAAAATAGGATTACTGATACTGGTAGAAGGCACAGTATTTATAAATCCTGGCTCTCCAGGTGTGAGAGGATAGAATACAACATTTATGAAAAACAAATGGAAACTGTTAAAGAAAATACACAAGGATCAAAGAATAGATAGTGCTGCTAGGTGTGTTTATTTTTTCCTACTTGATAGAGAAAATAACATAACTAAAAAATTATTTCCTAGCCATGCCAGGCTAGCTGATGATACTGGATTGCATATTAGATCTGTTCAGAGATCTATTAAACTATTGATTGATTATGATTATATATCAAAAATTAAAAAAGGTTATCCAGGCAGAGCATCAGAATATAAAATTAATTACGATATATCACCCGACAATCTTGTCGTTAATACCCGACAAGCTGGTCGTTTTTACCCGACACACAAGACACACCAATTAACTAATGAATTAACTAATGAATTAACTATGGATGATAAAGTAAAAAATATATTAGGCAGCATTACAAAGAACATGAACCCAAACTACAGAGCTGTAGTTGATGGTAATAAAAAACCATATAATCACCCAGATAGCATTGAAGCTCGAATGATGCGTAAGACTGATGACTACAATAAAACTAAAGCCTGGCGAAAACTTTACGACAACCCATCAACCAAAAATAAAGCTATAGCAATTGCCAAGCATTTAGGTATCATTCGGGAATATAAAAAAAATGGTAGGTAGACCAAGTAAAAAGGTTTTTTGCCAAGCCAGAAGAAAATACGATGGGAAGCAATGCCAGGCTAAAGGTATTTTGTGTAAAAATGGTCGTTGGATCTGTCGTTATCATGGCGGTAAATCTACTGGAGCTACTACATTTGAAGGGAAAATAAAAGCGTATAAAAATTTAGTACAGTTCAGAGGTAAAACAGATGAAGAAATCAAAAGCTACATACGACAAGATCATTCAGAAGCTGCAGCTCGGTAACAGCTTAACAAGTATTTGTGTTGATAAAGCAATGCCTGGTCTTACCCAGGTTCACCAATGGATGAAGGATGACCAGAAGTTTAAAGACCAGGTACTTGATGCCAGAAGGATTGGTACAATGGTCTGGCTTGATAAGATGCAAGACCTATTGGAACAAGAAGTAGAGCCACAGAAAGTACAATGGTATCGTGAAAGGCTGCATCATGCACGATGGATGGCAGCTAAGTTGATCTCAACTTTCGGTGATAAGCAAACAGTAGTGAATGAAGGAGATCCAATTATCAAGGTAATCTGGCAAGATGATGCCAGCACAGAAGATAAACCGAACGATCTCGCACGCACGACAAGAAGTTCGGAGCAAAAAGAACAAAATGCAAACAAAAGCACCCACTAGATATAGTAGTCAAGAATGTCGCAGAACAAAAAACCTTGATAAATATAGAATTATTTGTTGCATAATTTATATTATAAGAACGCTGCTACAAAAAAGTCAAAAATGCAGCCAGATTTTGCAAAATTTTTTTTTGCGATACCCCAAAAATGCTGCGTGCGTGTGTGTATATATATAATATGGGAGAACAAGACACTTGGACATAGACAAACATATTCTCTGTAAAGTTGTTGTTGATTATAAAACAAAGGAACTTAAGATAATTCTAGGTAAATTTGATACAGATATAGCTATGATAAATGCTGCTGAAGGAATATGTAGTGCATTGAATGTAGAATTTGTACCAGAGCTGCTAGACGAGGAAACTACATATCATTGAAAACTATAACTATACCATATACACCAAGACCACAGCAAAAAGCATTACACCAGGCATTAGATAAATACCGCTTTTCCGTTTGCGTTATGCACAGAAGAGGAGGTAAGACTATATTTTCTATCAACCACCTAATTAAAATGGCTCTGACGAGCAAAAAAAAGGCATTTAGAGGTGCTTTCTTTGCTCCTACTAGAGTCCAGGCTAAGTTGATTGCCTGGGATTATCTAAAACATTATTCCAGGAAAGTACCTGGTATGAAGTTTAATGAAACAGAACTAAGAGCTGATTTCCCTACGGGAGCTAGAGTTACTTTGTTTGGTGCTGAAAATCCAGACTCCGCTAGAGGACAATATTTTGACCAGGTATTCTGTGATGAATATGCACAGATGGATGAAAGAATGTTTCCAGAGATTATTAGACCAGCTGTTGCAGATAGATTAGGTGGTGTTGCTTTTATAGGAACTCCCGCTGGAATGAACTCATTTTATGATTTGTATGAAAAAGCCAAAGGTGATGCAGCCTGGTATACTTGTATTCACAAAGCTAGCGAAACTAAATTAATACCAGAAACGGAGCTGCAAGAAGCTAGAAATCTGATGACAGAGGATCAGTATCAACAAGAATTTGAGTGCAGCTGGACTGCAAATGTATCTGGTACTGTCTATGGTAAAATTTTAGATAAGATGGAAGAGAAGGAGCAGATAGGAAAATATCCGTTTGATCCCGCATATCCAGTAGATGTTTACTTTGATTTAGGTATATCTGATGATACTAGCATTTTATTTATACAACAAATAAACAGAGCTATATTTATTATTGATTGTTATTCTAATAATAATCAGAGCCTGGATCATTATGCTGAGTATATTAGAAAAACAGATTATCCTATTCGCAACTATGTATTTCCACACGATATAGATCATCGAGAGATGTCTACTGGTCATTCCAGAAAAGAGTTTGCCTATTCTATGGGTATGAAACCGATAAAGGTTTGTCCAAAACTCCCTATAGAAGATGGAATTCATGCTGGACAATTGTTGCTAAATCGTACATACATTGATAGAGATAATTGTAAAAAGTTTATTGATGCCATGAGATGGTATCATAGAAAATGGATTGATAAATTGAAAACATATTCTAAACCAGTACATGATTGGAGCAGTCACTACTGCGATGCCTGGAGGACAGCTTCAATTGCAATTAGAGATTTAGATTTTAATAACACAGTTCCACCGCAACAATACGCTGCGGGTTTGAACTATAATCCTTTAGGAGATAATTAATGGGATTTTTAAGACCAAAGACACCACCACCTCCCCCACCTCCAACACCGATGCCTAGTTTACCACCAGCTACTGGAGGTGATTTGGATAAAGAAAAAAAGAAAAAAATAAAAGATGAACTAAAAAAAATGAGAGCTGGGTATACACAAACGATTATGACATCAAAACAAGGTGATACCACAGAGGCTGATACATTTACAAAAACATTGTTAGGTCAGTAATGGGATCAGAGTCAGCACAGAAATCAAGAGAGCAGAAAAGAACTGCACAAACACAAGAGCTTATGCAAAACATAATGACGGGTGGAGAAATTTCAAAAAAGAGAGAGGCTGAACTTGCGAAAGCAGCGGATGCTGGTAGAGGAGTGCAGCTCATTATGGACTCACCGACAGTTGGAAACTTAACACAAAAAGGTGGTAAGCCAGTTTTTAGAACTGGTACTAAAGCATCAGATTATACTGGTAGAATAGCAGCTAGCTCCCCTACATTTGGTGAAGCATTGTCAGATA